CGATCAGATCCTCGTACATATATCTTAGCTCCATTAATCAGAGTAATATCCATGTTGTTGACGTGAGATGATTGTATTACATCTCTACCTAAATCCATCAACACATCCCAGATAATCTGCCTAGCTTGTCCTTGAGTAGGAGCAACATACATTACTGCACTACCAGGCGGACAACGTAGTCCTTCTACTAATAATGCTACTGCAGATAATCTTGATTTACCGCATCGTCGTCCAGCGACAATAACCTTAAACCTAGTCTTATCTTGAAATACTTCTTTTTGCCAAGGTAGTAACTCAAAACTAAGATTCATTATCAACCTCAGTATAATCTACTATCTCTGCTTTAATCTCTTCTATTGCTTCTACCTTAGTTTCACCTAATCCAGTAATGTTAATTGTTACTGCATTACGTTGTCCTTTAGCATCTTTCTCAAATAAGGATGTAGGTAGTAATCTATCCATGCACATCTTTAGAGCTGCTATCTGATCTTTGTCATCGTCATCTAATGCTTTACGAATAACAGTATCTATAATCTTTGTACCGCTAGAACTCAGTAGTCTAGCTTTAAACTCTTGTATTCTTTGTGCATCACCTGCTGGTCTTCCTACTTTACCTGGTTTCTTCTTGCTCTCCACAAGTGACTTAGGAGGACGACCTCTCCTACGAGGGGCTGTGGGAGGAGACAATACCACCTCTTTAAGAGGAGACAAATCATCAGACATTTAAACCTTTTCTTTTCCTGCTTTAGCAGAGAACGGATTACATATAAAAATAAAAGAACTTAATCTTCTATATAGTTACTAAGTAGTTTTACTGCACTTTACAGAGGTTAAGTATTCTTTTCTTGTTGTTTTTTCAACTTAGTCTTCTTCTTAGTACAACTATTATACCATAACTTATTAGATTTGTCAAGCTTTATTTTTAATTAGTTGTCTGCGATGCACAACTCCTGCGGGTCTGGTGAGACAAGCTTGCACGTATTCCGCATCTGCCTTTATCATGTAGTCTTCTGTAGCTATCTCCTACTATTATAAGTCATTGATTACATTGAACTTATTAGCTAATCAGACACTGCTTAAATATTAGGCAATATGCTTAATTATTAGGCAACTTAAATTCTCCTTCTCGTGTGCTTAGGAGCTATCTGATTAAATAAATAAATTAATACACCCCCTCCCCCGTCTTTGTTTAGATTCTAATGAGAATTATTGAGTCAATCTAGCAAGTGTAAGGGTGAGTAATCCATCCTATAGAGTACTTATTAGATCCTAAGCAGATAAGCACCCTCACAAAATAGAGACTTATTTGTCCTATTGATGTAAGCAAACAATCACAAGGAATTTATGCGAACTATTAAACAATTAAAACAAGAGATAGCATTAAGAAAAGAATTAGATCTACCTCATATTGTCTTAACTTTAGAAGAGAGAGCCAGAGCATTCGGGGATAGCTCATATAGTAATCGCGATAAGGATCTAAGAATTAAGATGATGATTGAGAGACAATCTCAAGGATTAAAGCTATCAAGAGATGATCTAAAAGAACTTAGAAAATGCTTAAAAAATAAGCAAACCTAGGGTTTTGGAGCATAAATAGTTTTCAAAATCTTGATCTAGGTCAAGAAAACAGAGTAAAACATGCTTACAATGGAGGTATCGAAACAATCAAACAAGGAGCAATAAAATGACTATCAAGCAAAAAACAATCAGTCTCATTAATACATGCATTACAATCTCAAGCTTCACTCTATTAGTAGTTTACGTATCATTCTATTTATAAGGATATCTATCATGATCAAACTATCAAAAACAAGCAAACTCGACGGGATTATGTCTTGGTCGTTGCAGGCGATTGAAACTTGTGCGGGGTCAATTGATCCCGTTACTAAGGATCTAGTACCAGCATGCCAAGGGTGCTACGCTACTCAAGGGTTTTACGTCTTCGCACCTGCTAAGAATGCGAGAGCGCACAATAAACAAGATTTTAAGCGCACTGAATGGGTTAACGAGATGGTAAGCGCATTGGATTCTCAACGATATTTCAGATGGTTTGATTCTGGCGATATTGTAAGCATAGATCTAGCGCATAAAATCCTTGAGGTAATGGAGCGCACGCCATGGGTTAAGCATTGGCTACCTACACGCATGCATAAATTTAGTAAGTACTTACCTATACTTGAGAAAATGCAGGAATTACCTAACGTAGTGGTGCGATATTCTAGCGATAGCGTGCAGGGTGAAATTATTGCAGGGCAAACTACTAGCACAATTTTTTCAGATGATGTACCAGCAGGGGCTAAGGAATGCGAAGCTTATAAAAACGCTGGCAAGTGTAGCGGGTGCAGAGCATGCTATTCTAAGGACGTGCCAGTCATTGCTTATAAGGCGCATGGAGCGAAGATGGCTAAAGTAATCAAAATTTTACAAGTGAAGGGGGTTTAATATGTCATATGCATATATTTTTGAAGGTAGAAAACCATCTACTAAGCAAGTGCTAGCTAAGATTAGAGAAGCTCAAGACAATGGAGAAAACTTAATCGAGATATACTGGGGTGAAAATAGTATTACCTTAGAATATGCTAATTATGCAGGGGAATTTTCTTGGAATGGATGGGGATGGATCAAGGAGATATCAGGGCAAGGCATTGCAGAAGGTAAAAACGCTTTCAATAAAGCATATGGCAATAAACAATAGGAGCATTAAAAATGGACGCAATAACAGAGAAGCAGAAAAGCTTAATTGTCAATAACATTGTGAAAGCTTGTAGCGATATTGAGAAGCTTAACGGGACGGGCTATAAGTTTATACACTTAGCCAATGGGTTTATAGCTCACTACAATATCGGGGGTTTTAAGGATCACTACACTAGGTATGATCTAAGTACTGATATCATCAAAAACTTACAGTCAAACTTATGGAATAATTTTAGAGAAGGGGATCAAAATTATCACTACTATAAAAGTAAAGCAGATATTTATAAGCGGATTATAGATAAGCTTAGCAATAAAAATTTAAATCTTTGGAATAGTTAAAACGGGAGCACTATAAAATGAATCACTACACTATTGAATTTTTAAACTTAGATAATTGTTATCAGTATGAATGCTTTATGGCGGAGGATCAGTATGAAGCGGTAGATAAATTTAAAACTGATTTTCCTAAGTGTAAACCCTATGCAGTATTTATGGAGGTTTACGGATGGCAAGATAGAGAAGAGGAGATTTTATCATGAGCACAATTAATTTAGAATTGATTTGGAATGTCCTTCAATTCTATAGAGAGCATGGAATACCTGAAGGACAAGCGGATTATGATAACGAATGGAGCGATATATGCACTAATATGGCATGGATCGCAGAAGATTTAAACATTGCGGAGGAACTATAATGGAGCATATAAAACTATTGGCAGATCCTACCTTCAGTGACAGGAATAATTGTGCTCTCAATGCTATGTCTATTGTCCTTGCTAAGCCCTATTATGATGTCTATAAGGTGTTTAAAACTCATGGAAGGGTGACGGGTAAGGGTGCTAGCGTTCGCATGATTACAGTGGCTTTAAATGTCTTACAGAAGGGTACACCTGAAAAGGCAATGGAAAACTTTCAGATGCCTACTAAAATGAAGATGTCATTAGCTAAGTTTGCTAAGCAATATCCCGAGGGTAAGTACTATGTAATAAAAAAGAATCATGCCCTTGCACTTATCGATGGTATATGGTATGATAACCAAGAACCTAACCCAAGGTCATATGTTAAATGGTTTTTTAAAGTGGAATAATGTTAGTGATTACTAACCAAGTATCTCACAATGTGAAATGTAAAATAGTAAAACTTAGGGTTTTCCCTAGTTGTGTGAAAGTAAAATCAGAGGATAATTGTAATTGTAGTATATGACATTTAACTAAGGAGAGTATTGTGAAAACATATAAACTTAATGTTGATAAAGATGTAGATGCAGATGGTGATGGATATATGTTATGGTTGCCTTTTGGATTCAGATTCTCAGATGACTTGGTACACGTGCGTTGCTTTGATACTATTGCTGAAGTTAAAACGGCTGCTAAGAATGATGTAGTGGAGTGTGATTGTAAGGAGTGTAAAGAAAATGCAAAAGAATTATTACGTTGATGGAAAATGGTTCGCTCGCTATATCAATGCTAGGGATTATGCGGATCAATTGATGGAGGAAAGCGGTAAGTATTTTGTAGTGTATACTAGGTCTGAATTAGATTCTCAAGTTAAGGAAATGGTGGACTCTGTTATTAGTTTAATCAATCATGAATTGGAGTGTGGAAAATGAATAGTTATAAAGTGGTTATATGCAGAGTAGAAAATACTATATATGAGTTTAATGTTTTAGGTGATGATCGAGAAGAAGCTAAAGAGCAAGCTTGGAAACTTTACAATTCGGGTCATGAAGCAGATAGTGAAGATGTAGTACATGCTGAAGAGTTTACTCATGAGATTGAAGAGTTAGAAGAAAATATAAAGGTGCTATAATGAATAGGTATAGTGATGGGTATTACAATGATAGTTATTACGAGCCAGAAGATGATGAAGACTTTGATGAATCAGAGTATGATGAAGAGATAGATGAAGATAACGAAGGAGAAGATGATGAATAAAGAACATGGTAGTCCTTATGACTTAGGTAGTGCAGATGCTTACTATCAACGTCCTATTAGTATCTCTAAAGAGTTTACTAAGGAGCAAGAGATGGAATACTTACAGGGTTATTGGGATCAAGAGGCTAATGGAGATGTAAAGGATTATGGAGATGACGATTAACTGGTACTGGAGTATAGTAGTTATCTTGTTAGTATGTGCTTACTTTATAGGGATTAACGAATGAGAGCAGATGAATTTACTTATGGCTTACTTGGTTTTCTTGTGGTATACTTGTCTATACAGGCATTGCTTGCTTACTTCGGAGGGTATCTGTAATGAAGAAGCTATATAAGATTTTAGATATAGATGGCAGCGTTGTTAGAATATTTGGTTATAAAGAAGAAGCAGAAAGATTTGCTAATCTAGACAGATGCCTACGGATAGAGACAATTAAGGTATTTAGAGAGAAGAAGAAAGACAATAAGTTTATTTGGGCTTACAAGATTTTAGGTGACGGAATCGTCTAACTGTGGTACAATATTAGGAGTATTGAAATGAGATGTTATTGCTGCGATAAAAACCTGAGTGACTTTGAATCTACACGCAAGAGCGTGACAACAGGGGACTACTTAGACATGTGCAACAAGTGTTATGCTACAATCAAGGAAGACCTAGTGTCAGAGGAACGATACGACTTATACGATGGCGATGAAGCAGAAGTAACAGAAGACTATGATCAAGAAAATTATGATTGACAGATGTTTTAAAGTAGTGTATACTTTACTACATAGTTATACTAAGTAGTCTTAAGTAGTATTAAGTAATTATTATATATTTATGTTTTCTATATAGGAACTAAGAAGATGGACGAAACAGATTACTTTTTGGAACAAGCGCACTATCACTTTACTATTTCAGAGTTGATCTACTTCATTCAACAGTACGGAATAGACAAGGTCATGGTTGATGTCTACGATTTACTAGCGGACGAGTGTAACGCTAAGGTAAGCCAGTTGGAATTGTCTTATGAAGACTGAATCCAATTTCTTAAGGCATACCGAGTGTCCTAAGTGTGGATCAAGTGACGGGAATGCTTTATTCGATGATGGTCATACATTCTGTTATGTCTGTAAGGCTTACGAGAAAGCTCCTAGAGCCACGATTGAGGACTTGGAAGGGCTAGGTATTACTTCCTTTAAACAAACGCAACCAGAGGGCTATAAACCAGTGCTAGAGGTATTTAAAAACACAGAAGCAGTACATGTAGTAGAGCGTGGCATATCTTCAGCTACTATGCACCATTATGGGGCAGGATCTGATGGTAAGAATTACTACTTTCCATATTGCGATGCAGCAGGTAAGGTAATTGCTGCCAAGATCAGAGGTGTAGAAGAGAAGACATTCAGTATCCAAGGTGACTGGAAGCATGCTACTCTATTCGGACAGAGCAAGTTTACCCCAGGTGGCAGAGCTATCACGATTACTGAGGGTGAGTTTGATGCACTCGCAGCATACCAGCTAACAGGGTCTAGGTTTCCAGTAGTCTCTGTTCGTAATGGAGCACAGGCTGCATTGAAGGATTGTCGAGCAAGCTTTGAGTATCTCGATAGCTTTGAGCGTATCACTATCTGCTTTGATAATGATGAGCCAGGCAAAGCTGCAGCTAACCAAGTAGCTGAATTGTTTGGTAGTAAAGCATTCATATTTAAACCTAAGCAAGAAGGTCTCAAGGATGCGTGTGATTACCTTGCTAAAGGATTGAACAAGGAGTTCGTGGATACGTGGTGGGACGCAGAGAAGTATGTACCTGACGGGATTGTCTCAGGGTCTACCTTGTGGGAGTTAGTCAACCAGCCAGTAGAGAAGGCGGACGTGATGTATCCATATCATGGTCTGAATGATCTGACATACGGAATCCGTAGTGGAGAATTAGTAACAGTAACTGCAGGGTCAGGGCTAGGTAAGTCTCAATTCCTGCGTGAGATTGTGTGGCAGATTCTATCTAAGACAGAGGATAACATTGGTCTGATGTTCCTAGAGGAATCAGTTAAGAAAACTGCTAAGAGTTTGATGGCACTAGCTGCTAATAAGCCCTTGCATTTACCTGATTGTGAGGCAACAGATGAGGAGTTACTGGACGCATTTAATCGTACTCTTGGTACTGATAGACTGTATCTTTTTGATCACTTCGGCAGTACTTCTGTTGATAACATTATTAATCGAGTGCGCTTCATGGCTCGTGGACTTAACTGTAAGTATGTATTCGTGGATCATGTAAGTATCATTGTGTCTGCCCAGGAGTCTGGCGATGAGCGTAAAGCATTAGATGAGATTATGACTAAGCTTCGCATGATGGTGCAAGAGACTGGCATTGCTTTGTTTGTAGTGTCACATCTTAAACGTCCTGAATCTAAGGGACATGAAGAGGGTGCTGCTACATCGTTAGCTCAGTTGCGTGGCTCAGGTTCTATTGCTCAGTTATCTGACATGGTGATTGGACTAGAGCGTAACGGACAGGCTGAAGATCCAGCAGAGCGTAACACTACCTATGTCAGGGTGCTGAAGAATCGTTTCAGTGGTCTTACAGGGTTAGCGTGTAGGTTGTTGTATCGTAGGGATAGCGGACGTATGAATGAATTACCACCAGAGGAGAATAGTTTATGAAGAAGATTTTGATTGCAGTAACCTTGTTTGTATGTTATAATATTAGTATGGCATGTACCACAACAACAGTAGCTTCAGGGAATAAAATCGTAACATGTACAATCTGCCCAACCAGCACAGTATGCTACTAATTAAATGGTCAGGTACTCTGTTATGCTTGATAGGTATAGCTTTGACTAGCTTTAATATCTACCCAGCTAACATTGTATTTGGTTTAATTGGTTCAGGATTATGGACGATTGCAGGATTGCTACAGAAGGATGCTCCATTAGTATTAGTAGAAGCGGTAGCTACAGTACTTTATTTATTTGGAGTAGTTTTATATATTATTAATGCACTAACAACATGGGGAATTTTATAATGGGTTTAATGCAATTACCTAAGATAATCGAAGTAGTTAACGATTTATCAATAAAGGTACAGAAGTTAGAAATACAGGTGCAGTCTTTATTAATGGATAAACAGATAACAGAAAGTAAAAAGGTACAGGTGATTGATGATCCTCTCGTTAATAAGAAACCAGTTCTTAAGAAATCTAGTTAGTATTGTTGCAGTGTTTACTCTTGGGTGGTGGTGTAAAGGAATTTACATTGATATCCAGGAGCTAACCTGTGCAGACTATAGCACTAAGCATGCAATGTGGAGAGGCTTCTCAGCTACAAAGGACGGACAAGTACGTTGCTTTTGGATTGAGAGTGCTTACCCCTGGAGGACTAGACAAGGAGTAGCAGAGTGAGCTTTACTATATATCAAGCTAATGGTATGAAAGTTATTCAATGGTTCTTTAATATAGATGAGCTTATTAAATCAATGTTGAATAACCCTAACGATGTATATCATAGGAATGAATGATGAGACCTGATGGAAATGGAAAGGGAGATAAGCCTAGACCAGTTGGTATTCCCTTAGAGCAGTTTGATAGTAACTGGGATGCAATCTTTAAGAAGAAAGAGAAAGATGAAAGTAGTACTGGACATAGAGACGAACAGTCAGCACAACAAGATATGGTTGGCAGTAACTAGAGACATCGAGACAGGAGCTGTAGTATCATGGAAAGAAGTAAACGGATTACAAAAGTATTTGGACAGTTGCGATTTGATTATCATGCACAACGGAATCTGCTTCGATGCCCCAGTACTGAGAGAGACTTGGAAGATTACGATGAAGCCGAGCCAAGTGTGCGACACGCTCGTGTTAAGCAGGCTGCTAAGTCCAAGCCTCGAAGGGGGTCATAGTCTTGCAGCATGGGGTCAACGCTTAGGGTTTCCTAAAGATGACTTCAGTGACTGGGATGGTGGCTTTACTCCAGAGATGGAGAAGTATTGTATCCAAGATACTTTAGTAACAGAGAAGTTGTATAAACATTTAGTATCAGAATTAAAACATCAGAAGTTTGACCAAAGGAGTATTAACCTTGAACACAAAGTCCAAGCGATTATCGCAAAGCAAGAACGAAACGGTTTTAAGTTGGATGAAAAGAAAGCTACAATACTTTTATCTGAACTTACAAGTAAGCTGGCTGCTATTGAAGTCGAGATGCAAAGTATTTTTCCATCAAAAACAATTGAAAGAATCTCCGAGAAAACAGGCAAGCCCCTCAAAGCCAAAGTCGAAGTCTTCAACCCAGGCAGTCGCAAGCAAATCGGAGAAAGGCTCATCGAGAAAGGCTGGAAGCCAGACAAGTTCACAGAAACAGGGCAGCCCATCGTCGACGAAGGGACGCTCGAAGGTTTAGATATACCAGAAGCTAAAGCGATCAATGAGTATCTAATGCTCCAGAAGAGAGTAGCTCAAATAGAATCGTGGCTTAAGGCATTAGGTAGTGATGGTCGTGTACATGGTAAGGTGATTACGAATGGTGCAGTCACAGGACGAATGACGCACATGTCACCTAACATGGCACAAATACCAAACAGTGGAAGCCCCTACGGAGAAGACTGTAGGGATCTATGGATTGTAGAGAAAGGATATAAGTTAGTTGGTATCGATGCTTCAGGATTGGAGTTGAGAATGCTGGCTCACTATATGCAAGATGATGCGTACACGAGTGAAGTCGTTTCAGGTGACATCCACACAGCAAACCAAAAAGCTGCTGGATTGGAAACAAGGAGTCAAGCGAAAACCTTTATATATGCATTCCTCTATGGCGCAGGAGATGCCAAGATCGGGAAGGTTGTTGGTGCTGGAGCGAAAGAAGGTAAAGATCTTAAGTCTCGTTTTCTTCAAAACACTCCGTCGCTCAAAGAGCTTAGAGAGAAAGTTGGTCGTATCGCTCAGAACTCGGGAACGCTACCAGGTCTTGATGGACGCAGACTACAGGTTAGGTCTGACCACGCAGCACTTAACACTTTACTCCAGAGTGCGGGTGCGGTTGTTATGAAGCAAGCGTTAGTTATCTTGAATGATGAACTACGCAGGGCTAAGATTGACTACAAGTTTGTAGCTAATGTGCATGACGAATGGCAGATTGAAGTAGAAGAAAGCAGAGCAGATGAAGCAGGTAAGTTAGGTGCTAAGGCTATTGAGTTAGCAGGCAAGGAACTAGACATGCGTTGTCCTCTAGCTGGTGAATATAAAGTAGGTAACTCATGGAAGGAAACACACTGATGGATATTGAAGAAGCTGCATTGATTATGTTACGTAAAGGCTGCTCCGTTTCTGAGGTGCAAGCAGAACTTATGCGAGTGCTTAATGAACTTAAATCAATGAGCGTATATTTACAGGCTATTAAAGATGCAGACTTTGCACCATGAAGATACCTGATAATGTAGAACCAATGGTTATCCTTGGTAATGATAATGATTACTTGACTGTATATACATATCTTACCAATGCAGAAGCGTTGGAGTTGTTGAAAAGATCTATCGAAGTCCTTGAATATGAAGAGAAATTAGATAGTGAAAGTAGTGGACAGTTGCACTAAATCGTGGTATAATATATGTTGTAATTTAATAGGAGAAATACATGGAACAAAACAAACCTTTACCGATTCAAGCTGACATTTTCTGGGCTGCTCTTGATGAGCCAAACAAGCTATCAGGAAAGTATCAAGTAGACTTGAGCAATCTAAGTAAGGACGCTGTTAAGACTTTGATGGAGATGGGAATCAATGTTAAGAATGATTCTAAGAAACCTGACCAAGGCTTCTTCGTCACAGCTAAGAGCAAGTTGTATCCTATCACTGCAGTAGATGAAGGTGGTAATCTTATCAAAGCTAAGATTGCTAATGGATCTAAAGCAGTAGCGTTGATCAAGCCATATGCTTACACATTCCAAGGTAAGAAGGGTGTTGGTGTAGGTGTATCAAAGCTAATCATCAAAGAGTTGATTGAGTACAAACCAGAAGGTGTTAACCTTGCTGACTTGGAAGAAGAAGCTCTGTAATGTTTAAAGCCCTGATTGATGGGGACATACTGGTCTATCGCATTGGCTTTAGTTCTGAAGAAGAACCAGAGTCAGTAGCGTTAGCTAGATGTAGTGAGTTTTTAGAAGATTTACTTTTGTATAATAACTTTGAATCATATCAAGGTTACTTAACTGGTAAGAAGAACTTCAGGAACGAAATAGCAATTACTGCACCCTACAAGGGGAATCGTAAAGCTGCTAAGCCTAAGCATTATGAAGTACTCAGAGACTACATGCAAAAAGCTTGGGGTTTTATAATGATTGAGGATCAAGAAGCAGACGACGCTATTGGTATTGCTGCTTACGAGATGGAAGTTGGTGAGTATTGTATTTGTTCTATCGATAAAGATTTAGATATGCTCCGAGGAGATCACTTCAATTTTGTCAAGAACGAACGATACTTTATCAGTGAAGAAGAAGGTATTAAGAACTTTTATAAACAAATGCTAGTAGGAGATCGAGTTGACAATATCATCGGTATCAAGGGCATTGGACCAGTTAAAGCGGAAAGGCTACTTAAAGAATGCAAAGACGAACAGGAGATGTATCTTGCTGTCCTGGAAGCTTACGAAGGGAACGCAGAGAGGGTGCTGGAAAACGGAAGACTCCTTTGGATACGAAGACAGTCAAATCAGATGTGGACACCACCAAGTTAGTGGTACTACATTGGGTTGATGCAGTATCTGATGGTGGCTGGGAAGAAGATCAGAAGCCTGACATTCACCATGTAGTGACTGCTGGGTATATTGTCTCAGAAACCAAGGATGCTATTTGTATTGCGTCTACTGTATCAGGTACTTTTACCAATGCTAGGATGCATATTCCTAAAGCATGGATTAAATCTAGAAAGGTAATTAAACTTGAAACCAAGCAGCGCAAAAGCAAAGGGAAGAAAGTTACAGCAGTGGGTGAGGGATCAGATACTCCTCCGTTTCCCTACGTTGCACCAAGATGATGTCAGGTCAACGAGCATGGGAGCGGGTGGAGAGGATGTGCAGCTCAGTCCTTTGGCTAGGTCGTTGTTTAACTACACTGTTGAGTGCAAGAATCGTAAAGCTATCGCAGTGTTTAAAGACTACGAGCAAGCGAAGACGCATGGACTAGTTGAGCCCTTAGTTATTCTGAAACAGAATCTAAGTAAGCCACTAGCCTTAGTTGATGCTGAGCACTTCTTTGATTTAGTACAGAAGGTTAAAGACTTACAGCACCAGATAGATGTACTACTTTTAGTGAAAGGGAAAAAGTAATGCCGAGTCATCTTATTATTCCTGATGTACAAGTAAAACCAGGACATGATTATTCATTCCTAAAAGCGATTGGAAACTATATTGTTAAGAAGCGTCCTGATGTTATCGTTAATATTGGTGATTTTGCAGACATGCCATCGCTCTCGAGCTACGACAAAGGAAAGAAATCATTTGAAGGTAGACGATATAAGCATGACATTCAAGCAACACACGAAGCAATGGACATCCTACTTAAACCCTTACGTGCGCTGCAAGAAAGGCAACGACGTAACAAGGAGAAGGTGTACAAGCCTCGTATGATATTAACAATAGGAAACCATGAGCATCGTATCCATCGTGCAATAGAGAACGATTCAATGCTTGATGGGACTATCTCTATAGAGGACTTAAAGTATGCTGAAGCTGGCTGGGAAGTTATACCGTTTGAGCAGCCTATCATTATTGATGGTGTTCTATATGCCCATTACGTTACTGCAGGCGCACTTAATAGACCTGTTGGATCGGCATCCGCCATTATCTCCAAGAAACACCAGTCGTGTGTGGTGGGGCATCAGCAAGGCAGACAAGTTGCTTACGCTATTAGAGCAGATGGCAAAACTCTTACGGCTATCATAGCTGGTAGTTGTTATGAGCATGATGAGGATTACATGGGTGCTCAAGGTAATCACTACTGGCGAGGTATCGTAGTGTTGCATGAGGTTAATGATGGTTGCTTTGATGAGATGTTCGTGTCACTTAAGTTCTTAAAGGAGAGGTACTTATAATGGATTGGAGCTACAGAGATTTTCCTGGTACTACAATATGTCCTCCCCCTGGCACTGCAGAGTTTACGCTAGAGAATTATTTCAGAGGATTGAATAAGATTACAATGGCAGATGATAAAGATATGGTTAACTCACCTAGTCATTACACACAAGGGAGTATAGAATGTATCGATGCTATTGCACAGGTGGTGAAAGATTTAGATGGAATGGAAGCTATGTGTACTGGCAACGCAATCAAGTACTTGTGGCGGTGGAAGCATAAGAATGGTATTGAAGATCTGAAGAAAGCACAGTGGTATCTTCAGCGAATGATTGACAATTACAGGGAATAGGTGTATAATATATGACACTACAACAGTTAAAGGAGATTACAATGTTAGGCGATAAAACCAAAGCAAAAGATAAGATTAGTTTTACTAAGTTCTTCCCACAAGATAACGCATTCGTGAATGTAGACGGAGCATTCAAAGACGCTACTGATTGGTGGGTTGATCTTACATTCCAAACAGGATTAAAAGAGTCTACTCAGTTGTGGATCAGCGACTTTAAACCACAAGAGCAGATCAAGCAATTAAGAGCTATGATTGATGCTGCAGAAAAAGCAATTGCCTTTGCTGAGAAGTGTATGTCTATCACTCCAGCCAAAGTAACTGTTGCTAAGAAGAAGAAATAAACTGTGACTACTCTTACACTGCCAGAGTTAAAAGAACGGTTGAAGAGTTTAGATGAAGTAATACTTCTGGAGCTACTCGACATAGCTTCAGAAGATTTAGTTGAAACCTTCGGTGACATTATAGAAAATAATTATAACAGACTTCTTAAGGAAGTAGATTGGACGGAAGAAGAATGACAGCATACAGCATGACACCTTATAATACCTTTATTGCTAAATCTAGATACAGTCGTTACTTGGATGATAAAGGTCGTCGTGAACACTGGAACGAAACAGTAGCTCGTTACTTTGATTTTATGACTAAGCATTTATCAGAGAAACAAAACTACACACTGACTAAAGAACTACGTGCAGAGTTAGAACAAGCAGTAAATGATTTAGCTGTAGTACCTAGCATGAGAGCAGTGATGACAGCAGGACCTGCATTAGAGCGTCAGAATGTAGCTGCATTCAATTGTTCTTATCTTCCGATTGATGACCCTAAAGCCTTTGATGAAGCGATGTATATTCTTCTCTGTGGCACTGGTGTTGGTTTCTCAGTGGAGCAACAGTATGTTAAGAAATTACCTGAAGTCCCAGAGCAGTTGTTTGATAGTAAGACTTCTATTGTGGTGTCGGATTCTAAAGAAGGATGGGCAAAATCGTTACGACAACTCTTGGCTCTTCTATACGCTGGCGAGATTCCAAAGTTCGACACTTCACGAGTTCGACCAGCAGGAGCTAGACTTAAGACATTTGGAGGACGTGCTTCTGGACCAGGACCTTTGGAAGAACTTTATAAGTTTTGTGTCGCCAAGTTTAAAGGAGCAGCAGGTCGTCGTCTCACTTCCCTTGAGTGTCATGATATTCTCTGTAAGATCGGGGAAGTTGTTGTTGTGGGTGGAGTCAGACGGAGTGCAATGATTAGTTTGTCAGACTTATCAGATGATAAGATGGCACATGCTAAGGCAGGTAACTGGTGGGATGGACAAGCTCAACGTGCATTAGCTAATAACTCAGCTACGTATGAAGAGACACCATCTATTGGTCAGTTCATGAGGGAGTGGAGTTCTATTTATGAGTCACATTCAGGAGAGCGTGGTATCTTCAATCGTGAAGCTAGTCAGAAGCAAGCTGCTAAGAATGGACGACGTGATGCGACTTATGATTTTGGAACAAACCCATGTTCGGAGATCATTCTACGTCCTTACCAGTTCTGTAATCTGTCTAGTTGCATCATTCGCTCTACTGATAGTATCGATGACATCAGCAATAAGATTCGTCTTGCTACGATACTTGGAACATTCCAGGCTTCGTTAACAGACTTCCCTTACTTGCGTAAAGTATGGCAGAAGAACACAGAAGAGGAAGCATTGCTTGGTGTATCGATGACTGGTATCTGTGATAATGTATTATTGAATAACCCTGATGATGTAGAGTTACCTAAACGATTGGAGAAGCTACGTGATATTGCTGTTGCAACTAACGCTGAATTTGCTAACGCTATTGGTATTAATCAAAGCGTCGCAGTTACCGCTGTTAAGCCTGAAGGGACTGTCTCCCAGCTCTGCAGTACTGCTAGTGGCATACATCCTCAGCATAGCAAGTACTACATTAGACGTGTTCGTGCTGATAACAAAGATCCTCTGACACAGTTCATGATTCAAGCAGGGTTTGTAGCAGAGCCTTGTGTGATGAAGCCTGAATCTACTACAGTATTTAGTTTCCCTGTAGCAGTAGCAGAAGGTGGCTTGTTGCGTGAAGACTTATCAGCAATTGAGCACTTAAGATTGTGGTTGATTTATCAGCGTCATTACTGTGAGCATAAGCCTTCAGTAACTATCTCTGTATTAGAGAAGGAATGGATGGATGTAGGAGCTTGGACATTCAAGCACTTTGATGAGGTGACTGGTGTATCGTTCCTACCGATGGATGGTGGAACATACAAGCAAGCACCTTATGAGGAGTGTACTGAAGAGACTTACAATCAGTTAAAGATGTTAGTACCAGAGACTGTAGACTGGGAGAACTTTAAGGAGTACGACGATAATGTCGAAGGAGCACAAATGTTAAGCTGTACTGCAGGTGGCTGCTCTATTTAATAAAGGAATGATATGTTAGTTGAATTAAGTTTTCTTACAGGGTTTATGGTGGGGTTTGAATGGGTCTCAGACTTTGAAGATGCCCACCATGTAGTACTTGACTTAGGGATTGCCAGGTTGTTGTTGACTTTCCCTAAAGACGGAGCAGATTTTGAAGTTTAAATAAGTTCAAAATGAGGACCATCGAAGAAGGTTTTAAAGTCACCACCCCAACGGATCTTGACTTGCTGTTCTGCAGCAGCCTTCTTCATGGCTCTCGCTATCTCTGGATAATGTTCTTTATCCCAGCTTATCTTACCATTCACAATAGCTACTAGATCTACAGCATGCCCTGTGAGGTGCTTAGACTTTAGCGTCTGACTAAATCCATCGTTCACTAATTGTTGTTGTCTCTCAGGAGTTCTCAGTCCTTCTAAGACTGTGAAGTCTACTGTTGTCTCTTTGATTGCTTGCTCTACTAAGCGGACAAGTCTAATGTCTACACCCTGTAGCTTCTCTTTAGATTTAGCACCTAGAACAAAGCTCATTTAGCAATCCCATTCTTAGCATAGAACATAGTTCTGTCACCAAACAAATAGAACCCTACGATAGCAGCAAAGTTGTCTACTTCAGAACTAGGTGTACCTATGATGTGTGTATAAGCCCATGCTCCAAGGGCTATAGCGACCACCAGAGGACGTTGTAGACGCACGATAGCCTCTACCCACATGTAAGAAGGATTAGAGCCTCCTGCCTCGTTTAAAGCCTTGAACATATCTAAGTCTAATTGCTTGACTTGGACGTACTGTTCAATGGTTGCTGGCTTAAAGTTCTCAGGTGCTACAAACTTAGCTATCAAAGACTTGCCTAAGTCAACAGCGAGTGGAGCAAAGGCAGCTAGTAGTGTTATCGGATCGATGATGGTTTCTCCCTCTTCATACGTTCAGTACGTTGCTTCTCAAATTCTTCGATGTCTTGATAGAATCTATCTAAAGCCTGAGCAGCTTCTTCAGCCCCTCTAGTCTTCTCAGCTATCTGAGCTTGCTTCATACGTGCCTTAATACCAGCAATGTCTTTCTTCATCTGTTCTACTTGACGTAACTCTTCTTTACCCATATCAATATCAAATAGACGGATACCAGTTAAGTATTGATTTAGACGTTGCTCTTCAGGAAGATCTGTTCTGCTCTCACGAGGAGTACCTAAACCAAAGAAGCTGTTAGTTGTAGTGACTTCCTTAGTAATAGGGTCTATCATACGTGAACCAAAGATAGTTCCTGGGTTTGCTCTGTCAAGTTCATTCAACATAATTAGATTAGAAGCTAACTTAGCTAAATGCACAGGCATAGCAATGCCTAAAAAATCTGCAGTTTGCCCTGCTTCTTCTTGGATGGTCTTCTTACGGAAGAAGTCATAGTTAGCTATGTACTCTAGTGGAGCTTTAATCAGAGGAGATACACCACCCATTACAGTTGACATAGCCTCACCAAGTTTACCTTTCTTAAGACCTTCAGGGGCTGTCTCAGTATTAAGGAACTTAGTGATGCTAGCAATGTCAAATGTAGGAATCAAACCAGTCAACGGAATAGCAGTAACTGTACCAGCTTCAGCATTAGAACCTACATATAGAGGAGCTTGCTCACGAATGTATCCAGGAACTGAACCTAAATCAGGTTGTTCTACTTGGTTAGCTTGCTGGATGTTATTCATAGCAAGATTAATCTTATTGATCTTATCTGGCTGAGTAGCAAGAGCTTCTAGCTGTAATGGAATATTCTTACGTGACCAAGTATAGAAAGGAAGAAGACGCTTAGCTACGTTCTTCTCAAATGGAGACACATCACCGTAGTCAAATAAATACTTACGTACATGCTCAGCAGCTTTATCAAGAGAAGAACCCTTGTTTAACTGATCAATATACAAAGCAATACGTGCATTGTCTTCAATGGTTTGACCCATCTTAAATCCACCCTGTAGGATAGGATTCTTAGTAGACAATGTGATAGGATTTCTAGACGCACCTTGTAATGATTCTTCTAATCTACGTGCAATATCCCCACCGTACTGACCTTCACCGAAGATACCACGAGTAGACATAGCATCGTATAAATCTTGAGTCTTATACCCAGCAATCTTACCTTCTAGATTACCTTTAGCTACCTTAACTTGAAATGCTGCAGCATCAGCGTAAGGCTTAACTGTAGTTACACCACCTAAGTAGTTGTTCCACAAGTTACCAATGGTATTCTTTGCGTGGTATGCTGGACGAGCACCTAAAGACCACATCTTCCACCAGTTCTGAGCACCATCATATATCTTTAAGAAATTATTTACTTCTTCTTGATTAGATAGAGTTTTATATGAACGATTTAATTGCTTAGCAATAGAAGGTTCAAACTTAACATTAGGTACTTCAGGAATTGTGACATAGTTCTTAGGGGCAGACTTAGCATCAATACCAAACTGAGCAGCATCGTCCAAGAACTTACGACCAGCAATAGCTTGAGCAGCGTTAAAGTCAGCTACACTTAGAGCAATCGCAGGATCATCTTGGAAGAACTTACTAGTGCCATAGATATTCTTAGAGTTAATCTCTGCTACAGTACCTTCTAACTCACGAGCAAGTGCTTGAGGAGTCTTAGCTGAAGGACGAGTACCAGTAATCTTACTCTTAATAGCTGCTAAATTAAGCATGTCATCAGCTTCTTTAGTAGCAATGTGTGGCATGTAGGTTTCACCTAAGTCGCCTACTTCAATACCTGCTGCACGTTGAGCTTCTAGACGAGTACGATTCTGTGCTACAATGTTCTTCTCTAGTTCACCAATAGCATCATCACTGAGATTAGCAGTTTCAATGTCTTGGAATATCTTAGCTTTAAGTTCGTTGACTGGAACACCAGACTGCTTAGATAAAGCCTTAATCTGATTGTCTAAAGCTTTAGCATTGGATACACTCTCAACTCTTGCTTTATCTTTAAGGTAACGATAGTCATTGTAAAGCTTCTTAGCTTTATCTGAATCACCTACAGTTACATTGAATGCACGAAAGAGTTCATTGTCAGCAAGCTTAGAAGAAATACCAATAGAATCAGCACCAGTAGATGCTACTTCTTTAACAGTCTTAAAGATTGGACCAACTACTTCACCCTTCAAGGGATCTATTACTACGTCACCCATGAAACCAAGAAGCATAGCCTTAACTGGGTTTGCTCTACGAAAGTCGTCAGGCAGTGCCTCTTGGAAAGAAGCCTTCTCTTGTCCTTTAAGACCTTTGATACCAGCTTGTTGTGCCTTAGCCAAGTTCTCAGTAGACAATATCTCCCATAAAGGAGCACCTGTCTTAGCTGCTTCAGTCTGACCTAGTGCTTTACCATAAGTAGCTACTGCTTGGAACGGACGTTGTAATACATCAATAGCATCTAGTAAGAAGTTACCTGTAGCACGACCTATTTTTTGAACAGGTTCAGGAGCAGCTTCCCAACCAGATACAATAACCTCGCCTACCTTGCCAGCAGCTTCTTTAACAGGCTGAGGAATAGCTTCTCCAATAGCCTTCATACCTGCAGCAGTTACTGACTCAGTTGTTACAGGAGAAGCAGTCTCCCAGCCACCAGAACTACTTGGTGCAGTTTCCCAATCAGCCATGTAATTCCTTATTTAGCTTTGCGTTGCACTTGACCGTTTACAATACGGTATTCATATTTAGTAGGATCGTAAGAACCAAATGTAGTAGTTACTTGTTGTTTTATATCGCCACCTTCAGCAGCAGATTTACCACCACCAGGAGGAGTAATCTGTTCAGTAGCTTTACCAGTCCAAGCATTACGTAGAGCAATACGCTGAGCATTTACTAGTTCAGTATTAGCTAAGTTTATACCTTTGAGTGGTACATTAGGATCTAAGTTATTAGCTTTAAACAAAGCAAGAGCTGATTCACGTTCTTGATTCCAACGATTACCTGCTTCAAACTTATCACTAGCAATCTTAGAAATTTCTCTGTTGTTACGAGCAATGGTAGATCGAATAGACTCCATTGTAAGAGCACCCTTCTCAGCTTCCATTACTTCTTTCTTAGCTTCTTTGTCTGCTACCATCTGCATCGATATCATCTGGCGATACATAGGATCTTTATCTACACCGAACTGTTTAGCAAATGCTTTGATCTCATCCATTGTCTGAGGCATAGGAGTTTCTGCTTCATTCCAGCCATTCTTAGTAGCTTTCTGTAATAAAGAAATCTTCAATGGATCAATGAATGTAGGAGCTAATTCAGGATTATCTTTAATAGCTTTAACTGCATCAGTATACGCAGTAGTCTCTGCCTTCTTAGTCTCTAAGAATTTCTGAGTAGCAAACTCTTTACTGTCTGCGTATTCAGCAGGTAAAGCATCAGCAACAGCTTTGTAAAACTCAGCAGTACCTTGTTGATATTGAGCACTTGCTGCTTCAATAGCTTTATTAATAGCATTAGCTTTAGAAGAGATAGTATTTTCGCCACCAAATAATGTACCGCCAATTTGAGCTAAAGCAATGCCCATCTTCTCATAAGGAGAACCAGCTTGACCATACATGTTAGACCAAACCTTCTGTTCTTCTCTTTGCATAGCAACAGGATCGCCACCAAATAAACCTTTTTGTAATGAAGTAGCCATATCTATTCCTTATCTTTTGTAAGCAGCATATGCCTGAGCACCGCCACTCATTAAACCACCCCAGAATCCAGCGTTAGCAGCATTAGCAGCTTGAGTAGCACCATATTGAGTCTGAGCAGCTTGTGACATACCTTGTTGATACATCTGAGCACCTGCAGTTTGACCTGGTTGTTGTGCTTGACCTAGCTGTAAACCTAATTGGTACGGCATCTGAGACAATGTTTCTACTTGACCAGAAGTACCTAACAATGTTTGTAGTGGGTTGTATGCACCAGCCATTGTAGAAGCTTGTGTTCCTAGTAACTGAGCACCAGTACCAAATAAACCAGCACCAAATGCTTGACGTTGTTGAGCAGCTTGTTCAGCTTGAGCAGCTAAGCTTAAGTCTTGCTGAGCAATAGCATTATAGTAAGCTTGTAGTTCAGGATTAGAAGCACCCATTGCACCAGCAGTAGTTCCACCAGTAGCTAAACCAGTACGACCAGTTTGAAATAACTGATTACGCACAGCAGCTAGTTGTTGTTCACGAGCAGGAGCGAGAGCAGCTTGTTGAGTAGCTATGTATTCTGCTCTAGCTTGCTCAGGAGAAGTAGCTAAGTAACCTTCTCCTAATCCGAATAGTTGCTGAGCAGCAGGAGATAATGGTTGCAGTTGTTGTGCTTGTTGAGTAGCATACTGTGCTCCTCCACCAAACTGACTAAACAGTTGATTTTGAAGAGCCTGTAGTTCAGGAGCAGGAGTATAACCAGCACTCGAAACATATGGCATACCAGTAGCAGGATCAGTCTCACGAGTAAACTGAGACGTACCGAATCTAGTTGTCATTCCTACAGGTCTAAATGCTGCTGCTGCAGAAGCTGCCTGTGCAGCTTGACTCATCTGATTAGCTGCTTGCTGTCCTGCTGCTTTAGTACTACTCGCTCCTGTGAACGGATCTGCTATTGCACTAACGATACTTCCCATTATTTGCTCCTTGTGAATACATCGTATTCGATATTATTAAATACAACCTTATTAATTTTAGTCCATCCTGTTACTGCACCAAATTTAGCTAACTTAGTATTCTCTTTAGCTACTAATGCTACAATTGGTACTGATACTAAATACTGCAATAAATCTAAATCTTCTAAGTACTTCTTCTTTACTTCTGTGTTCCATTTACGAACATCAGTATGAAACCACAACATACTTTCATATAACTCTA